ATCGGACCGGAGTAAAGAACCGTTCCAGCGCCGCTCGCGGTCGTACCGATCGCGAAGTAAGTTTCAGTTTCTGATCCGCCGGTCGCCGCCGGGAAGTTGATGTTCGCGACGGGCGATACGGATCCGGCTGTCGGAACCGTCCAACCCGAGGAAGTCCGGGCAACGGCGACGCGGGCATACCCGGGATATGCCGCCTCGGACACGTTCTGGGCGCCGCCGACTCCGGGTGCCGCGGTGTGGAGCGAGACGTATAGGACCGTCAGAGGCGAGGTCGTCGCGTTCTGGGCGAGGCCGGTGATCGCCGTTCCCTGAAAGAGAAGGGCGAGAATCGCGTTATTGAGGAACGTGGACTTGGGCATCTGTCGTCCTTCCAGAGAAACCTTCGAGGTCCGTCTTAATCGATTCGGGGCCGTTCGTCCTGTCTTAGTGCGTCAGAACCCGGCGAGCAGTTTAAAAGGTTGTAAATGTGAAAAGTTTGGGTCAGGCGCTCGGCAGCGGCCACACGCCAGACAGGTCGCCGAGGCTCACCCGATAGGCGCGATACAGGCTCTCATCGACATCGGCCGCCGTGAACCCGAAGGCGTCCTTGAGCTGCAGGAGCTGCCCCCGCAGGACGTTGTTCGAGTAGTTCAGCCGCTCGCTCGCGATCCTGCCGAGTTTCTGCTGGTTGGCATCGGTCGAGGCCACGAGACCAGCGACACGGTTCGTCACATCGTCCATCCGGCCCCAGAGCGTCAGACCAACCCGCCAATCGCCGAGGGTGGGGTTGTCGGGTGGGCCTGCTGGCTTCACGGCGGCAGCGTCTATGACACGCTGCGCGATCTCCGCTTCGGTGAGCGGCACCCGCGCGCCGGTCACGTCGAGCTTGGTATCGGTCTCATCGCTCATGGCACAGCTCGGATTGCGATGGCCGTGCCAGCGTTCATATTGCCGGATGTCGGGAAGAACTGGACGGCATTGGCTAGCAGTGCGGCGGTGTACTGCGATCCGTATGGGCGAGCGTTGAACGCGCCGGTACTGTCATTGTACACGCCCATGTACTGAACCAGCGGCAAAGCCGACGCCCCTCCGGGAGACAATGTCCCACGCACGAGGGCCGGGTTTCCGTTCGCCGGAACGGAGCCTAGCAACTGGAAGTACGTCGCCGAACTGGCGGAATTGCTGGTGGTGGTCGTGCCGTTGGTGCCATTGATCAGCAGGTTGTAATAATTCGACCCCGCCTTCCAAGTTGCGCCACCATCGTTGCTCAGGCGAGCCCCGAAGTCTGCGCTCGCCGTGGAGAACGTGGCGTTTGCGACCGTAAACTCGAAGCTCGAATACCCGACAGGCAGATTCGCCGCGACGGAAGCAGCAGCGGCCGACAACGTCGTGGTGAAGACGACGGGCGACTGATCGACCCAGTCGGTAACGTAGGCCGTGGCCCCGGTCTGGACGACCCGTGCCCGCTGATAGGGGCGCAGAATCGTCGTGCCGTTGGCCACGCCGTCTAGCGTCGCGCCGGAAGGCACCGCCAGGGTGACGAGACCCGATGACGTGTTGGCGTTCTTGATCGTGCCTGAGCGCCAGCCCGCGCCGCCGTTCGGCACAGTGAGCGTGATCGCGCCGGTCGGGAACAGCGGGCGCTCAATGTCGCTGATCGCGAGCGTCGCCGAAGCCGTTGGGTTCGAGGCGATGGCCCCCGAGATATTGACTCGGACCTGATCCTGCTGAGCGCTTGTGAGCGATTGCGAGGTGTACAGGACCGCGCCGGCCGATGGACTACCGTCGGCGCCCTTCGCCGCGATCTTCGTCCATTTCGTGCTATCGAAAGTCGAGGTCGAAGTGTGCGAGGTCGAGCAGACGTAGCTCTCGCCGCTGTAGGTGATGGATGAAGCTGGCGGGTTCGCGGTGTAGGCGGTCGAAGCAGTCCAAGCGGCGGGCGGCGTCTGCCAGGGCTGCGGGCCGGTTGCCCCAGTGGATCCCGGCGCGCCTGAAGCGCCTGTGTTGCCGATCGGGCCAATCGGACCTTGCGCCCCAGGGGCGCCGGCCGGGCCAACCAAACTTGCCAACCACTGGCCGCGGGTGCCCGTGAAGCCTGCGCCTACTGCGATCTGATACGCGTCTTCGCCCGAGGGGCCAGCGGGTAGTGAGACGCCAGGAGCGATGCCCTGAGATGAAGGTCGAGTGACAACGATAGCGCCCGTTATCATCGAACGACGCCTTGAACGACCGTCAAGGGGCCGGCAGCAATCGTACGCGTGACCCCAGTTCCGGTTGCCTGCACCTCAAAAACATAGCTTCCAGGCATAAGGGAGGAAACGGCTGATTTGGAGATCGCAAGCGTAACGACGTTAAGCCCCGCGCCACCGGTCGTGATGTTGCCGGTCGGCACAGCACCAATGATGGCGCCAGACACGCTTGAGGCGGCTAGGCACAACACCGGGTCAATGGCTTGCTTACGAACCATCATGATCAGCGTCAGACCCGCGAGCGAAATCGGGTTCGATGCTGCATCAATGTAGGCCCATGAGTCAGTCCAATCCTCATTGTTGCCGATAGTGACCGGGAACGTGAGGAGGGGAATGTTCAGAATTTGGGTCACAAGGAGCCCTTACGTCGAGGCAGCCAGCAGTTCGTCGGCGCGCTTGTCCTTGAACAGACCTACAGCCGTGTCACGGAGCGTGGGCCAGAAGTCATCGTCGGACCGGAACGCCACCGCGCTTTCGAAGATGCGGCGGATACGCGTCGGCTGCTTAGCCAACGCAGCGTCGATTTTATCCGCTTCGTCGTCCGTGCAGCGCCGGTACAGGTCAGCGCGGTAAAGCACGACGACCGGTTCCGGCGCGGGCATGGCGTCGATCTTGGCGAGGTCTTCATCCGAAGGCTTCGGGCCGAGCAGATCTTCATCCCAGGCAAGGGCGGTGAAGGCGTGCCGATCCGGCTCGCCATCCACCGGCGTGCGCAGGATTAGGGCCGCAGCAAGAACCTCCCCCGTGCTCTTGCCGAGCTTCGAGGCGTAGTAATCGACGATGACCATGCGAAGCCTCAGAACAGTTTGGTGAGCGTCAGGGTCTGATTGCTGACGGTGGCGCCGTTGTAGGAGTCGGCATCAACCTGTCCGCAGGGCAAAACTACGTCGCCTGGGTTGAGGACGACCGGATCCGAGATCACTGAGTTTGAGTTCGACCAAGAGCCGTTGCTAGTGATCGTAATCAGGCTCTTGTCCACGCCCTTGATCGCATTGTTGATCAGAATGAAGCCAACGCTATCGGCTGGCTGCGGGTAGGTGCCGCCATTGGCAACCGTAGTGGTATTAAACCGAAGCGAGATGATGTATCGCCCAGCGCCCGTCGATCCGACGATAATTCCACTCGTGTTGCCGTTCGTGAAATCCGACGTGCTAGGGTCCGTAAATGTGATTACTGTTAGCGCGCGATTGGCGAGGTTGCCCGTGACCGCTCCGCTGAATGTGGTGGTCTTTCCGCCAGCAATAAGCTGCTGCTTTGTCTCGGATACGACCGCGCCCGCGACAACCCATTGCGCAATGGACAAATCGTATATCAGGTGGATGAATTGCCCTTGAACGAGGTCTCCAGCAACCAACGGCTGACCATTGCGCTTGACGACCGTCTTTGTTCCAAGATTATTGAGCGTAAGAGATACAGCACCCGTGTTCGTATTCGCCACACGGATGAATACGCCGCGATAGGTGGAGAGCGATGGAGGAGCAGGATCCAAGGTGATGATCAATAGGTTCGCCGAAGTGGATTGATCGACTCCGAACGCGGCCCCGGCCAACATTGCAGCGAAAGCCATTCGCAAATTGGCTTTAAACCCAGCCAAATTTCCATCGTCGGCGGCATCAACGAGACCGTGATCAACGATGATTTGACCCAAAGCGCTCGTGCCAACAGAACCCTGGCGCCAAACTTTGTTCATCATTCCGGACGGGACAATTCCCTTTTGCTGACCAGACTGCTGCTGCTGAGCGCCATTGTAAGTGGCATCAGACCAGACGTTCGCGCCAGCCGCGATGGCGAACGGAAGATATGAATTCGTTGGCATGCACGTTTCCGTTCAACGATCTTGATCGATATAGCGCAAGCGAGACGACGACGTAAACAGAAGTGTGTTACGTACCGAGAAGCGACGAGACATAGGCAGGGGTGCCATCGCAAGCGCCGATGTCGGCCCCAGAAACATAAGAATTATCCATATCGGCACCGAATAGGGGGGCGCCGTCGACGGTCGTGACAAGCGTCATAACGTCCGCACCAATCGGTTTGATCGGAAGGATGCCCGCCGTCAAGATTGCGAGATCGACCGCGGATGGAATCTTTCCCGCAAAACCAACGATCCACTGCATCGAAAACGAATTGATCGGCGCTCCCGCTAAGCCGCCGGGATAAGAGACGCCGATATCGGCTCCAGAAATGGCATCGTCGGCTGAAAAGAAAAGCGGAGGACTCGCGCTTCCGCTCTTATCATCGATGAATACCAACATCGCAGGATCGTCGAAATAGGTTCGCAAGATAGTCTGAAGACCGGCGATCGTACCATCCCAACGATTCGCGAGAATCTTCGCGTAAAGCATTTTTCGATAATAAGAATCAGGAAGGTATGACGTGCTGTATCCGGTATCGAACGGTTGAGCCGCATAACCCTCATCGGCGCCTAGACCTGCAATATCGGCAGAAAAATACAAACTTGGTAACTTGATCGGAACGCCGCGGCTCTGCCCTATCCACTCACCCGTTTTGTCGAGATGGTCGCCGACTGCAAAATCGACATCGAACAAATCCGAAAAACTTGCGATCGTAGCCTGAGAATCACAGTAGGGAGTGATGTTTTTTGATACGGTCGCAAGGAAACGCGCCTTGATCGGTTGGTCCTGCCAAGGCGTGATCCGATTTTGATAAAACGAAATATCGTTGGTGATCATGATACGTACGTAATAGAAACGCTAGAAACGACGCAAATTGGCGCCTCGCTAAAAGACAAGATAACATCAGAAGCCATCGGAATTTGACCGTCACGCGCCGAGGTTAAAGAATTAGGGATAATCTCAAAAGTATTACCAGTTGGTTGATCGGATAGATCTGCCGGGGCGTAAGCGCGAGAAAGAAGAATACTATTTCCGATTCCAAGTTCGGAAGTCCAAGTTGCTAGAGACGCTTGAATTTGCGCCTCGACGTCTGATGTATATCCCGCCAGCGGTCGGATTTTCATCGCGTAAGAGATCGGAATGATTGTCGGGCGGAAAAAGTTTATATTCCTCGTAATCCCAACATCATCTGTGATCGGGATCACCGTCGAGCCGTAAGTCCCCGCTGCACCTTTTTTAAGCGCGATAAGAGACGCGATCTGAATCGCGTCTCCGCCATCAATAACGATCGAAACCCCTTTCCCAGGAACCCCATTCGCGTCGGGCTGATTTGTATCGTTCTCATACGCCCGAAGACGCGTGACGCCCGAAACGGCATAGAGTGCCCCGACGAGGCCGCCGAGAAGAGTTTGGGACGGAAGAGCTACCGAGGCGGCCTGGCGTTGACGAAGCTGGCTATCGCGCTCGACCGGGGCTCCGGGAGAGGCGGCGCTCGGGTTCATCGCAGACTGCCAACCGTTTTGAACTGTTGCGATCGCGCCCTTTCCGTTCGCAGTATCGACGGCGCCGGCCGCGAGCGTGATCGCGCCGAGGGTCGTACACGTCCCCGTAACGAGGATCTGTCCGGTTTCCGGAATCGTGAAATCAGGGAA